GTGGTAGTGCGTATTTTGATAGTAATGATGATCTTCAAATAGGAACAGCTAGTAATCTTAACTTTGGCACAAACAACTTTACTATTGAGTGCTGGTATTACTTAACCAGTACAGCAAAAACACACGCCACATTAATTTCTAATGGTGAATCAGCTTACTCAAGTTCATCCGTAATAGTTAAAGCCTATTATTCTGCGAATGGTACATGGCCTAGTATAAATTTAGGTTTAGGTCAAATAATAGCCTCAGCAAATAATAGTAGTCCGTTGCTAAATCAATGGAACCACGTTGCTGTTGTAAGAAATGGGAATACATTTACTGTTTATTTAAACGGCGTTGGTGGGACTCCACAAACATCAACAACAACTGTAAATTTAAACAGCAACAATATTACTAGGATAGGCTATAACGGTGCTTACGATGGCGCAGATAGTTATTTTTCAGGGAACATAGCTGGTATGCGTGTTCTAAATGGAACAGCACTTTACACGGCTAACTTTACGCCACCAACTGCACCACCTACTGCCATTACAAACACATCACTACTTTTATCTTGCACCAACGCTGGCATCTTCGACTCTACTGCTAAGAATGATTTAGAGACTGTAGGCAATGCACAGGTCAGCACGACACAGGCGAAGTGGGGTACTACGGCTATTTATTTAGATGGTTCGGGTGATTATTTATTTTTAAATGCGGCTACGGCAAATAATCTTTTAACTTTTGGTACTGGAGATTTTACTGTCGAAGGATGGTTTTATTTTAGTAATGTAAGCGGCGATCCATGTTTATGTAGTGGATATGTTGACTCAAGTAATGGATGGTATTTGCAATACTATGCTGGCAGCATTGAATTTGCTCTTGGTGGTAGCGCAATTATTTCTCGTTCTGTGACGCTTTCAAATAACACTTGGTATCACATAGCAGTATCTAGATCATCAGGAAGCCTTAGAGTATTTTTAGATGGAACTCAACAAGGCGCTACGATTACTAGTAACACATCAAATTTCAATGTAACAAATGGTTTTTATGTTGGTATTTTAAATTCATCTTTTGCTCCATCAACAAGAACTTTTTCTGGATATATGGATGATCTTCGTATAACTAAAGGTTACGCACGTTACACAGCTACATTTACTCCACCAGCAGCAGCCTTCCCTCTTCAATAGGTGACTTATGTATTCTAAAAATGGTTCTATACCTAAGCCTGAGACAGATGGCACAGATGGCTGGATTGAAGTTCCTGATGCTCCTGAGTGTCCTGAAGGCAAAGAGGTAGTGTGGTGGTATCCACCGGGTTGGGTTATTCGTGATCCTAAGCCAGAGGGCAATTGGTCGTGGAGTCAATCTCAAGAGCAATGGGTTGAGTACACGGTGCAAGAGATAACTACAGTTGAAGTATCTGTCTTAGAATCGGCGCAGGTTAATGCAATTAGTTCGTCTGATTTTGGGGCGTTAACGTCAGAGCAAATTAGTGGGTTGTAATGGCTAACAATTATGTCGATTTCGATTATTGGCTTCAGGGCTATGGTGAAGATGACCTAAGCTCTCCTGATCTATACGTTACGTCTGGCTATTGGGATTCTGGCTATGCTGAGAACGAAGGTATTTCTGCCTCAGTTATCGGTACTGCTACGGTATCGGCATCAGGATTAGCAATATATGGCGGTATAGCAAGCATTACAGGTACGGCTACTGTAACGGCTGTAGGTGATGCTTCAGCGGCTGTACGAGCTAGTGTTACTGGTGTTGCTACGGTAACGGCTAACGGTACGTTTGTGACGGTTGGTGCAGCTTCTATTAATGGTATAGCTACAGTTACGGCAAATGGTAGTTCTGTATTTGCTAGTTCTGCTGCTATTACAGGTAACGCGACTGTGAGTGCTATTGGTGACTATATTGGTTACGAGTGGACTGCGGTAACTCCTGAATCAACTACTTGGTCAAGACAGTAATGGCAAAACAAAAAGTTATTTTCGGTGAGTGGTTGCCAGATCAGCCTAGCGTTACTGGTGCGGTAACAGATGCCTATAATTGTTATCCCGTTACTAACGGTTATTCTCCGTTACGTGCTGCGGTAGATTACTCTCAAGATGCAGGTCAGAATTTACTTATTACGTTTGCAGGTAAATTCTCAGGTGCATCTACGTTATTTGCTGCTGGTGCTACTCAGATTTATAAGTTTGACTCTAGCGATGCTAGTTTAGATGCGCTAACGACTACAGGTTATACGGCTGTTGAGGCATGGGATTCTACTCAGTTCGGTTCTAAGATGATCTTAGCTAACGGTGCTGACAAGTTACAGGCTTATGATCTAGGTTCATCGACGTATTTTGCTGATTTATCTGCTGATGCTCCTACGGCTAAGTATGTAACGGTAGTTCGTGACTTTGTTGTGGCTGCTAACGTAGGCGGTGAGGAGAATAAGGTCTAGTGGTCGGATATTAACGACGAGACTGACTGGACTGCTGGTGCTGCTTCTCAAGCTGACTCACAAATAGTACCTGATGGCGGTGATATTACTGGTATTGCAGGTGGTGAATACGGTCTAATCTTCTTAGAACGTGCTATTTATCGCATGACGTACTCAGGAAGTCCGTATTTCTTCCAATTTGACGCTATTTCTAGGACGTTAGGCTGTATGTCTAACGGTTCTATCACTCAATTTGGAGGTTTAACGTACTTTTTATCTGATGATGGCTTTTATGTCTGTGATGGCAAGTCCGTTAAGAACATTGGACTAGAAAAGGTTAATCGTTGGTTCTTTAATAACGTCAGTTTGAGCGAAGTTCAGACTGGTATGAGTGCAACGATTGATCCGGTAAAGAAATTAGTTATCTGGAACTTTAAGAATAACTTCGGTAAGCGATTCTTGCTGTATTACTCCATTGATTTAAACAAGTGGAGCTACGGTTTAACGGATACGAATTACCTAGCGTATGGTCTGACACCTAGTGCCACCCTTGAGCAAATAGATAACTATAACAATAACCTAGATACCTTAGATATTCCGTTAGATTCACGTACTTGGGCTGGTGGTCAGCTTATATTCGTTGGTGTTAGGAACCAGAAGATCGTGGTTTTCTCTGGTGCATACTTATCTGCTTACGTTACATCTGGAGATATAGATATTGGACGTTCTATTATTACATTGGCAAAACCTATTGTTGATAATGGAACAGCGTCAGTCGCAGTTGCTAGTAGAAAACTATTGTCAGATAGCGTTGAATTCGGAACGACAGCGACACCGGACTCAGATAACCGAGTTCCATTGAGAGCTAACGGTAATTACCATCGTATTAAGGTATCTCCGACTAATGCCAACTGGGAAACTATTGTCGGTTGTGAGATTGAAATAGCTACGCAGGGTAATCGATGACTAGATCAGTTCAGTTTCGTACTCTACCTGTATTCGGTGCTGATGAGCGTCAAGTAGCTGAGGTTGTCCGTGGAATCATGGACGGTAAGACGAACAATACTGGAACGATTACTTTAGCTACTGGTAATGCCACAACGACAACACTCTATGACGGTCGTATAGGCAATGAGAGCTTAATATTCTTTGTCCCTGTATCTGATGCTGCTGAGGCTGACGCAGCTCCGTATGGAGCGTTTCAGGACACTACAGATCAATCGGCTGCGAATACTACTACGGCTTACGCTGTTACATTTAATACAACAGATTATTCTAGTGGCGTATATCTTTCTAATAGTTCGCGTATTAATGTCAGGAATTATGGAATTTACAATATTCAGTTTTCCATACAGTTCAAGAATACGACAAATGATACTCAAGACGTAGATGTTTGGTTTAGAAAGAACGGTACGAATATAGCAGGATCAAATAGTCGGTTTGGTATGCCACCAAGAAAAAGCTCAGGCGATCCATCTCATACTATTGCTGCTTTAAACTTCTTTCTTGAGCTTCAGGCGAATGATTACATTGAAATAATGTGGCGTCCTTCTGATACAGGCGTGGTTCTTGAGCATTATGCAACAAGTTCTAGCCCAGATAGACCGTCTGTTCCTAGTGCTATTGTTACCGTAAATTATGTGGCTCCATCAGCTACAAGTAATGTATATATTTCTAGCAAACAACAAGGACAAGCTACTATAGCTCATTGGGCTAATAGTACGGCAGATAAAACGTATGGTTACATTGTGGTGGGTTAATGGAGTATAGATATATTGCTCCGCAGGAACTAAGACAATGGTGGGCTAGTGTAAGAACTGGCTTAGAGAAAATTAAAAGCAGGAGTCCAGAAAACTGGATTATTGAAGATGTATATACGGACTGTTTTAATCAAAAGAGTCTGTTATTTGTACTGATAGAGAATAACCACTACGCTGGCTTCTTTGTCCTACAGCCACAGGGCGAAACAATGCATCTATGGGCTGCTTATTCGTTAGAAAATAGTTATGATGTTGTCGAAAATGCCTTAAAATATATAAAGGGCATGGCGGCAGAAGCTAAAGTCAAATATATAACATTTTCTAGCCATAGGCGCGGTTGGGCTAAAAGGGCGGCTGATTACGGATTCCGTCCAAAACAATGGATTTGTGAGGTGTAATATGGGTGGTGGCGGCGGACAACAGAGTAGTACATCGACAACGAGTATTGATCCAGCGATCAAGCCGTATGTTACTTATGGACTTGAGGAGGCTAAGCGTCTCTATCAGTCTGAATCACCTACCTTCTTCCCCGGTCAGACGTATGTCAGTCCATCGGCACAGACTCAGCAAGCCCTACAAATGGCTCAGGAACGCGCTCTAGCAGGTTCTCCGCTAACAGGTGCGGCACAGGCTGAAACATTAGCTACGATTCAAGGTAGAGGCGTTAATCCATTCCTAGCGGGTGCTTTAGAGCAGACGAATCGTCTAGCTGGTGAAGATTATCTCCGTAACATCCAGAAATTACAGTCAGGTGCTGCCTCAGTTGGTCGTTATGGTTCTGCTGCTCAAGGTCAGCTAACAGGTCAGGCTCAGGACGTATTTGCTCGTGCGTTAGCGGAACAAGGTGGTCAATTGGCGTATAACTCGGCTGAAGCTGAACGCGCTCGTCAAATGGCTGCGGTTGGTGCTGCTCCTCAGATGGCGCAAGCTGACTATGCTGATATTCAGCGATTACTTAGCGTTGGTGGTGCTAAAGAGGCTCAAAGTGCTGCTGTATTACAAGACGCTATGAATCGATTTAACTTCCAGCAAAACTTGCCACAAATGAAATTGCAGCAATACGCTAATTTGTACTCGACTGCTCCTCAAGGTAGCACTACGACACAAACAGCGACACCGACAGGGGGTAAATAATGGGTGAGCCAGTTTCTACAGGAATGATGATCGGTGCTGCTGGTGGTGCATTGACTAGCAAGAATCCGATTCAAGGTGCAATGATGGGTGGTGCTTTAGGTGCTGCTGGTGGCTCATTTGCTGGCGGTGCTATGGGTGCTACTGGTGCAGCTCCTACTGGTATTATGGGTTCTGCTGCTGGATATGCTCCTCAAACTGTTGCTCCTACATTTATGGAGCGTATTGGTGCTGGTTTTTCAGGCATAGGTTCTGATATTAGTGGTGCTAATAAATATTTAAACCAGAATCCTTTTACTGCACAAGCAGGTATGAGTTTAGCTAAAAGTGCATTTGAGCCTGAGCAGCCTATGCAAATGGCTCCTGCTGGACAAGTTTCTCGCGGTCAGGTTCAGCCAATGGATTACATGAGTTTATTGAATCCACAGCAACAGTCGGTAATTATGCCGCAACCTATTTCGTTATTGGGGTGATATATGACTAATGATGAAATTCTCAAACTGTATGAAGAAGGATATCCACCAGAGTTGCCACGAAAGGCTAATTTTTTTGATCTTTTAAAGCCTGATCCATTACGACCACAAATACAAGCCTATGATCGACGTATTGCACAAGCGTCTACTCCAGTAATGTCGCAAGATAGCGTAACTCAATTTAATTCTGCTCCTTCTGCAAATAGAGGTTCTTTTAATTTAAGCGGCTTAACTGATTACCTTCCTAGTATGAATACTGTTAGTGGTTTAATTCCTAAAGAGGTTCCTAATGTATTTGGGGTTAATAATCCATTATATTCAAGTTTGTTAGGTGCAGATCAGTCTCAAGCATTATCTAGACAGTCTAATGTTGCTGGTTTATTAGGTGCTGCTGCTGCATTAGTTCAAGGTATGGGTAAACAAGGTGGTAGACGTTCTGCTGCTCAAAATATTATTAGTGCTTTAGGTGCTGGTTATGGTTCTGCTGGTCAGGCATATCAGCAAGGTCTACAGACTTATGGTCAAGCACAGCAATTAGCGTTACAACAGCGTCAACAGGCTGGTATTCAGGCTATGAAGAATAAGTATCCTGACTTGGCTGATGAGTTTGATACTAATCCTGCTGGTGCTTTCCGTATTGTTTCAGAACGTGAAGCTGCTGAGAGAAAGCCTACTGTAGTTAGCGAAGGTGGAACATTAGTATCACCTAAAGGTGAAGTTCTTTATACATCTACAAAAACTAAGCCACAAGCAAGAATGCTTACAGGTGATGAGCTTACTCAATTAGGTTTGCCTACAAGTAGTGGTCAAAAGTATCAAATAGATGCTAATGGTAAAGTTGATTTAATTCAAGGTACTGCACCAAATAAACCAGCTACAAGTATTGAAGAGTTTCAATTTTATCAATCTCAAGGAGGTAAAAAATCCTATGAGAACTTTATGAAAGATAAAACTCCTAGCACTAGCGTAACTGTTAATACTGGTGAACTAAGCAAAGGCACAAAAGGAA